ATGCGGCAGTAATGGCATTAACCACGCGCGTCTTAGCCGACCTCGAGCCTAAAGAGGATCCGGCCGCGTGGGACATCGTCATGAATCGCATGGATCAACCGGGAACCATCATGCATTCTCTGGCTAACCTTGCTTGGGACATCCCTACCTTCGAAGAGGCCTGGGAGCCCTACATCAAGCGTTTCCCGGAGTCTGTACAGCGACGTCTCGTAGCAGCCAGGCTAGACCTAGAGACCACGCCGTTGAACGACCACGACTATGTCTTGGAAGTCATCGTGAAACAGGAAAAGACAGGGTCCGTCACAATCGACGGCCCCACGGCCAACGACCCACGCGCCGTTCTTAACCTGTCAGCACGATTCAACGCAGCGTTTTCCCCTTTAGTCTACGCCTATTCGCTGGCTGTTCGCGACTACTTCGCCGTCCATGATGAAGCCCTTTGTTCCTTCGCCGTGACAGCAACGGCAGAAGAACTTGGCTCGTGGTTCGACAAGATGACCGCCCATTTCGGGCCGGACGTCGTCTACGGTGTCGGTGACATGGCTCGCTTCGATGCGCGGCAGAAATTCTGCGCACTCGACTGCAAGCTTCGTCTTCTCCGACGCGCCGGCGTTCCGCCTCATGTTGTCGAAGCCTTGCAATCCGTGAGTTCCCCTCGCGGCGCCGTACAAGGCCGACGCCACATCAAGTTCCGTTCTAAGGAGCCTCGACAAATTTCAGGCGCCGCTTCAACTACGATTAGCAACTGCATCATCTCTGCGGCCGCTATTTCGCACGTGTTCGGCGAGCCCAGCGTTTCTACGTACGCTGTCCTGATCCTTGGCGACGATTTCCTCCTTGTTGGCAACAAATCCATTTTCCTCCCCGAGGAACGCGTTAACGACCGCCTCGCCGGCCTGGGACTCAAAGCAACGTTTTTGGCAACTCCCGACTCTGCCAAAGTCGACTTTTGTTCCATGGTTCCATACCCTACGGCGGACGGCACTGTTTTCGGTCCGAAGATCGGTCGTCACCTGCAGCGCGCAGGCTGGACAGTGAGCACCTCCGAGCCCGACGTGGCCGGAGCCGCCATCTCCATCCGTAACGCTGTGTCTTTCGTCCCCTTCCTTCGTGAGCTGTACGAGCTCCATGAGCGGTTGTCGCCCGCCTCCAAGTCTAAAGTCAAGACGCACCGCCGCACTTCCGTGGCGGCCGCGCATCTCGCCACGCCCGAGACTTGGGAATTCGTTGAACGTCGCTATGGGCTCACCCCCGGCGACCACCAGCATTTCCTAAGCCTTCTCGATCGAGTTGATCGGCTTCCGGCCGTCATCAACTTCGAGCGCGCTGAAGAGATTGCAGCGCTTGATGGCTGACCGGGCGGCACTGTCTCGTAACATACATTCAGTACCCTAATCATCTTGTAATCTTTTGATGGCTAATCACAAGAAAGCGCGCAAAAG